AGTTGTACGGGAATTCTGCTCATTTTGTTCTCCAGATGATTCTATCATGTATGTAGTAAATTTTAGTATTTCACTCAATACCATGAGTTCATGTTGGAGTCTCTTTCTCTGAACCAGAGAGAGCCATCTTCTCCTTTTTCAGGAACAGAATCATCCACGCCATCATCAATAAACCCGAAGGGAGTCATTTCCTCCTCAAGTTTGTCTATAGTTTCCTTGTAGACATCTTTCCTAATGTCAAGGGACGACAAGTCTTTAAAATATGGTTGCGTTGATAGCCACCCAAACAAAACCAAGGTCATAACAAGGTCATCGTTGTATCCGACCTCTGCCTCAAACGAGTTTTTCTTGGAGATAAACGCAAACAGTTCCTTAATCACATCAAAATCCTGAATGATCATTCTGTCTGACTCAATCAATGACTTTAGGATGGAACAGCCAGTTCTCTTGACAACCTCAGTTGTTCTGACTCCAAACTGACTCGTTCCAGATCCAAATCCCCCGTCGAGTACCTGTCCTTTTCTTCCGCGCATCGTGGACGAAAGGAGATTTTCATACTCCATCTCAGCATGAAGTATGTCTGCCACCTGACCACCCATGTCGTTGATTTCAACAAGAACATGGGCATTGTTGTACTGCTTTGCTGCCACATGGATGGCATTTGGGAAAACCATGGGGGACATATTGTTGTTCTTGAAGGTGGCAACAAGCCTGTATGGAGCCGCCGTAATGTCCATGATGGTGAATGCCGAATAGTCCTGTCCAGTTCCTCTAGAGACATCCACGCACATCACATATGTGTGCTTCTCTTCTGGCTTGGCATAGACCTTGAATCCCTCTCCGTTCTTGAATACAGGGTCGATGTATGCCAAGGTTTTGAGTTTGGATGGGGATATCAGAGTATGAATAGACCCCACGAAGTCGCAGTCGAACTCTGTCCTGAACTGCTCCTCGGAGGTGTTGGCGATTGTCTCCTGTTTCCACTTCTCATCTCGACCAGGAACATCCGACCAATGGACATCAATAGGAATGTATGAGTTTCTTCCGTTTGTGGCATCAGTCCACAACTTGTAGTACAGATTCATTCCGTGGGGAGTAGAAACTATGAATACCTTCGTCTCCTGACCCGATGAGATGGTTGGATATACGGACGAGAAGAACTCTTCTGCGACATTCTGTGGAACATATGCAAACTCGTCCAAGAAGATCATGTTGAAAGATCCACCGCGGACTGCACTGGATGAGGTTGCTGATGCTAAAACCTTAGAACCATTCTCAAGTTGAATTGATCCCTTGTTCCATTCTATAACACCCTGCTGAAGCCACTTTGGAAGATACTCGTATGCCAGTTTGAGTCTAGACAGAAGTTCTCTTGCGGTACTCAACTTGTTTGCAAGTATGGCAACATTCACGCTTTGATTGAATAGGACATAGTGGAGGATGTATGCCGTGACCGTAGTTGACTTTCCGCTTTGTCGTGGGAGTTTGGCAATAACGAACCTGTTGTTGTGAACAGTTCGTACCATCTCTTCCTGAAAGTCATATAGTTCAAACGGAACAAGACCCTTGTCGAGGCTGATGATCTTCACATAGTTCTGTACAAAATAGATCGGATCGCGAGCGCACTTGGCATATTCCTCAAGTTGCTCTTTCGTCCAATCATGCTTTACATCGGAAGCCTTTAGATTTGGATTGCCAAGATAGTTCTTGCTATTCTTAGTATCAGCCATTTTCTATGATTTTCTTTGAAGAATCCAGTATCGAATCGGTATCTTTGATAGCCTTTGCGAAACTTCTTTTGGGATTTATAAGTTCTTGTAGTTCTTTCGTAGAACCTAAGAATATGGCATTTGTGGTGTTGTTCACCGTCTTCTGCTCATACTTGTCTTCCTTGATGGTCTTCATTCTCTGGTGGAGTTCCACAAGATCTTTGTTTGTCTCCGCAACTGCCTTGATCATCTGTGCAACGACTTCGTAGGCTCGGGGAGAATCGCCCTCACTTGCTACCTTCAAGACGCCATCAATAGCCTGAAAGCCTAGATTAACAAGTTCCTTGAGATTTTCTCTTGCTCGCTGAAAGTCCTTATCAGCATCATCCATTGCAACTGTGACCTCTTTTGGTTCAGTTGATCTTGTTACAATGGGCTTTGGTTCGGGATCCATATTCAGAATCTCCGATAGGTTCTCATCCATCTTACTCATGATATATCACCTTCCTACGAACTTATCAGATGCTCTATACTCCACAAGAGTAGTTATATTGTTATCTTTGAAGTATTTGATTGCAGCAGCAAGTTGTTCCTTTGAAAGTTCAAAGTAAGCATCGCGCATAATTCTATACGCAGAACCAATATTGTTGTTGCTTGGGTCAGCCCACCTATCTCGCAAAGATGTGTTTTTATACATTATGGATTCTTCATTCAATGGAACGGTATACCATCTAAATGTTCCATTGAATCCATATGGTATTTTAGTGTTGCCACCAGTAAGTCCAGTGTTTGTCTCATATACTCTGAAATCGCTAAATCTACCAGACTTAAACGTATTGTCATAATTTGTATGATCCGATTCTGCACCAGTAAGCCCAAGATCTTCTGTAAGACTCTCTATAAAAGATAACATATATTGCAATCGTTGTAAATCAAAGAAATACGTTTCAAGACCTCTTATAAATGCTGTGGTTGGATCTGTTCCCGATACGCCACGGCTGGTGACAACTCTTGTATACTCAGCAGAACCTCTTGCAATATTTCCAAGGTAGAATCCATTCAATAAAAGTTGATCCACATCGTTTTTGAGAATAAAGCCATTTGCCGGAACATCCCCGTTGAACATAGGCTTGATAAGATATTCAACAAAATCTTCTGGTTTATATGGAACAGAACCACCTCTTGTTAGGTCATAGTCTTCATTTCTTCCCGATACCAATGGAACTATTCTATAATTGAACTTCCCTCTTTGATCCAAAAGTAACTTCCACATCTTAATAGATGATTGAATAGTTACTTTCATAGATTCCTTGAGGTTAAATAGCCTCTCTGCACTATTTCCACCCATGTCTTGGTGGATGGTGCAATCTCTTCTTGACGTGTGATTTCTAGAAGAGGAACCCTGAAACGAACCTTTTATTTGCACAGGTATAAATGGGTTAAATCTTGGAACAAACTCCATTGCAAAGAAGTTCATATCCTTGTAGCCACCATATTCCAACTGCTCTTGATAGATGTCATAGTAATATGAATCAAGGAAGTTCATGGTATTTCCGAGCGGACCTCTAGGACCAGCATTATCAGTAAACAACTTAAGGATGTTTGCTGGGACTAGACTTGAAGCCTGATATGTGTTGGATGCTGCTGTTGTAGCACCACCAAGCATGAAATACTCATTGTGGAACGATGACTCACCCGTGAGAGACTTGTGATAACTGTTCCAACCAGAAGAGCCTCCCGATCCACCAAACGATATTGCACCTGTTGGTCCCAGATAGTTGTATGTGCTTGGAGGTGGGTAGAATGTAATACCCGCAATTCTGTTAAGGAAATATGATGCCCCAACACTCGCGTATGGACCGGTTCCACCCCTAGCAGTACCTGGAGTTGGTATTGACTGAACCCACCCAAACACTGACGTGGTGTACGGATACGAATACTGACCCAAATTTGCGTTCACCGATGGAATTGCTCGGTATCTTCTAGGATATGTCTTAATCTCATTAAAGAACCTCTCATTGAAACTCTTACTGAGATTGAATCCATCAAGGTTAACGTAATTTCCTGTCTTACCCGAATTACGAATGAGTTCCACAGACCATGCTGGATTTGCTGAGTTTCCAACATACTGAGAAATCATTGCTGTTTGACCGTCCATAAGATCATTGTCCGAATACTTTATGAACGATGAATATGGTTCAAAAGAAGAAATAATACCTGAGAAGGTTATTCCTCTATCGAATAGAATGGCGAAGTTTCTTCTTGTGGAGAAATGAATATCTGGTGTAAAGTAGATTGATCTTACCGACGCACTTAAACCAGTGTTTGCGGATAGACCGAAGTATAGCGGAGAGTCTAGCGTTGCAGTTGGTAATCCATTGCTGTGTGTAAGACCAAGAACTGATGGGTTTTCAAGTAATTGAAATGGTGAGAGAACTCCACCAAAGTTTACTATGGTGTATGTTCCAGCAGACGAACCCTTCAGGGTAACACCAGTGAATGCCGTTATTCCGACTGGTTGATTTGAACCCGTAATGCTGTAAAACTGTGGGTACTGTAGAAGGATATTTGTATTGTCGTAGAGAGGTTTGAAAGCCCCATATGAAGATGAATATCCTATAGTGCAAAATTCTGCTTCTCTTAATTGATCTGCGTCGTAAAGAACTTCATGACCTAAACTTTGGAGATATGTAAGACCAGCAAAGAATCTGCTGTGTTCAAAAGTCAATCCATCTCCCACACCAGTAAGAGAAGTAGTGAATGAGTTGCGATTTTCTGTTGGAGCGAAATACGGAATAATGCTTCTGCTGAAAAAAATCTCGGGTGTGATTTCTTTCTGTTCAACTGTAATTCGTATCTTCTTTATCGTATTTGCGGTGGTCAAATCAGCAGATTCAGTAGCAATCGTGATGATACGATACTGATTTAAGAATCCATCCAGATTTCTTTCTGCTGTTGATGACATTTACTCGTCCGTTAGTTCTCTAAAGGTTAGATCAATTTCGCGAATGAGACCAGAGGTTCTTACTGGTCCGAAAATATAAGACTTTGTCTGAAAAATTAACGAGTGTGTAATCAATCTTCGTTCGTTCAAGTCGCCTTCGTAATCCTAAACGCTATTAATCGAAGAAAGAATGATTGGCACATCCACTTTTCTATCTAGTTCTGTAAAGTTCATACTTATAGTGAAGTCGGGGGTGAAATAGGGCAATATCTGCTCTATGATCTGATATCCATCATCAATATTCCTATTCATTATGTTTAAGGTAAACTCTATATTGTATGGAACTTCACTATAAGCATAGGATATCGTACTATCGTTTTCATCTCTGACTGAATATACCTTGTTCAGACTATTGAGTTTTCTGTTGTTGTCGTAAACCATCGAAGAGATTTCAAATGACATTCTTGGGAGGATGTTTTCGAAACTCTTTCTTGCAGGGTCTGCTTCATCAAGTTCCTTAATTTTGCGGACAAACTTTTCCTTTGGTCCATACGAGATCGGAACCTTTATCTTCTTTTGTTCTGTGCCATCAGCCTCTTTGCGTGAGATGTATATCTCATTGAACAACGAGCCGAATGCAACTACCAATTTTCGAATGCTGCCATGATAGAAATAGCGAAACATCAGTAGTTGCCCTCACTGAAAGGATCTTTGTCAGTGAAATCGATTATGTCCAACTTGGCGCGTTCCTTTTCTATATCACCACCATCATCAAGATTAGCATTGATATATTTCTTTTCGGTTGTGGTGATGGTTTCATAATCAGCGGATGCATTTGATTGCTCTCCTCTGAGTCGCGCCAATGTTGACGGGGTTCCTGTTTCAGTATGAACTTGAACGGTATTAACGAGAGCGTTGAAGTTGAGAATAGTTGCAGTCCAAGATGCGGAACCAAGACACGAACCTTGATATATCTTCTCCCCTTCGTAAAACGCACCACAAACACCGCTGATTGTAAACTCTCTAACATCGGTGACAAGTTGAGTTTCAACATCATCGACTTCTTTGATCTCGGTGTCCATCTGCTCACCAGAGTATCTGAAGAGTTCGCATGAAAGTTCATATGCAAAGAATGAATTTCTGCTACCAACATATTTCACTTCATATAGACCACCATACTCAGGGAAATAGATAAGATCGCCTTCTTGTGGGGATGTGTCGGTTCCATATCTCGCGGCTTCCTCAGA